TGCATTCTCATATTCCTCTTTCTCTGAGGGAGAGAAACAACGCATCGACTTGGCGATCCTGCTGACTTGGCGTGAAGTTGCCAAGATGAAGAACAGCCTTAATTGCAATCTATTGATCTTTGATGAAATTTTAGATTCATCTTTGGATGCAGCAGGCACAGAAGCATTTATGAAAGTTTTGAACAAGATGAAGAACAAATGTTCTATATACATCATTAGCCACAAGGCTGATGCACTAGTTGATAAATTTGATCAGACATTACAATTTGAAAAGAAAAATAATTTTTCAAAGATTAAAGTTCAAGTATAAATATCTGTGTAAATGTTTAAGGGCAATTATAAATTTAAAAATAAGCAAGGAACCCCAGTTCTTTATAATAATGGTGATATTGTTATTCACCAAGGTAAATTTTATAAATCTAATGTAACAACCAATAAAAGTCCACTGCAATCCCCTACTTCGTGGACATATGTAAATGCTACTGAACAATACCGTGGGACAAATCCACCAGCCAATCCAAAAGAGAATCAACTTTGGATTTCAGATTCAACAGTAGTCTACACATATTTTTATGATGGAAATGGATATCAGTGGGTTTCTATTTGACTTATTTGATATTGGAGATAATATACAGTCATGAATGAAGAGAGTTTTGAAAAGTTTAAGAACCGCCGTAAGAACAAGCCTACTGGCCTAAGCAAGAAGCAACAGAAGCGAAATGTCCGCGGCAACCGGCACGAACAGAAACAGCAACTTAACGATAGTGTTTATCGTAAAGACTTTGATTAATTTACAGAAAGATATATATGAGTACTGTGACCAAAATGCGTTTGAGCAAAGAAACCTATAACATTCTAAAGAATTTTGCAGCCATCAACTCCAATATTCTTATTCAGCCCGGAAATCTTCTAAAGACGGTTTCTGCTGGTAAGAACATCTATGTTGAGGCAAAGGTGACCGAGGACTTTGATGTTGATGTTCCCATCTGGGATCTCAATAAGTTTCTTGGTATTGTCAGCATGTTTAACAATCCCGATCTTGAGTTTCATGACACCCATGTCGTGATTACCAATGGTCGGTCTAGCGTTACCTATTACTATTCTGAACCAAGTCTTCTCACGGTTCCTACCCGTGATATCAAGATGCCTGCTACTGTTACGCGATTTGATCTGGATGAAAAAGATCTCAATGAGATTCTTAAGGCTTCCAGTGTGCTTCAGGTCAGTGATCTTCGTATGGTTGGTGCAGATGGTAAGTTTATCATCAGTGTTGATGACTCTGGTCAAAGCACAAGCAATAGTTTTGAAATCGTTATTGATGAAAACTATACTGGCAAGGACTTTGAGGGTACAATCAATGTTTCCGAAATGAAGTTCATTCCCGGTTCTTATAGTGTTGAATTGACTGACACTATTATTTCTAAGTTTACACACAAGAGTCTGGATCTTTCCTACTACATCGCTATCAAGCGGGGTTAATCGTGTCTGATGTGACCAATCTACTTTGGGTCGAAAAGTATCGCCCCAAAACACTGTCTGATTGCATTCTTCCTATCGATCTTGCCACTGTGTTTAAAGGTATGATCAAGGAAGGTACAATTCCAAACATGATGCTATACGGCAAGGCAGGCACGGGCAAAACTACGGTTGCCCGTGCCTTGGCAAATGATTTGGGTGCCGACAGCATTATAATCAACTGCTCTGAAGAAAATGGTATTGATACTCTTCGGACAAAGATTCGTAATTATTGTTCCACAGTCTCACTTAACGGTGGACTGAAGATTGTAATTCTGGATGAGTTTGACTATTCAAATGCACAGTCTATTCAGCCAGCATTGCGTGGAGCCATGGAGGAATTTGCAAATAACTGTAGATTCATCATGACTTGTAACTACAAGAATCGGATCATTGATGCTCTGCATTCTCGGTGCACTGGAATTGACTTTACCGTTCCAACTGCTGAGAAGGCTCAGGTTGCAGTGGGAGTGCTCAAGCGTATTGAATACATTCTCAATAACGAAAAGATCATCTATGATACTCAAGTTCTTTCAAATCTGGTAAAGAAGCATTTTCCAGACATTCGTAGAATGCTTAATGAGTTACAGAGATATGCATCTTCTGGAAAGATTGATGTTGGTATTTTGGCTCAGGGAAGCAGCGAGTCTTACAAGGAACTGCTTGGCTTTATGAAAGGTAAGGATTTTGTATCTTGCCGCAAATGGGTCATACAGAATCTAGATCTTAATACTGCAGACTTTTATAAGCGTTTGTATACAGAACTATATATCGCATTGAAGCCAACTTCTATCCCACAGGCCATTCTTATTATTGCAGAATATCAATACAAGTCTGGATTTGCTGCAGATCAGGAAATCAATACTATGGCTCTTATCGTGCAACTTATGATGGACTGTGAGTTTAACTAATGAAACCTGAAGAACTGAAACTTAAAGATTATTTGGGAAGTATTAACCACGACAAAAAGGCTTTATTGGATAAGGATGAGAATGACCCTCGTCTTTATCCTGCTTTTGTGGTAAACCGATGTTTATCATATTTTCCTGATACTATCTTTCATGCCAATGAAATGAACTGTGTTCCTTGGTTGGACAACAAGAGTCAGTTTGATTTTCACCGTCTGGCAATCCGTAAAAAGAAGCGGTTTTCTCCGTGGCTCAAAAAAGAGACCGAAAAGGATATATCATTGATTAGACAAGTATATGGGTATACAGAATCTAAGGCTAGAGAAGTCCTAAATATATTGAGTGAAAAAGATCTAGAGCAAATAAAAAAGGCTCTGGATACAGGTGGAACTCGATAATTAATAAGGATTGTGATATGTCTGATGTTTCTAATAGTATATTTAAAGATATAGGTGTCCATGTAAAACTTTTTGATGAAGAAGATTTTATGGTAGTTCGGGAAACTCTATCTAGAATTGGAGTTTCACCCAAAGGGAAAAATACACTATATCAATCGTGCCATCTAATTCATAAAAATGGTGTTTATGTTATTGCTCATTTTAAAGAATTGTTTGCTTTAGATGAACTTCCTTCTAATATTTCGGAAGAAGATATTAAAAGAAGAAATGCTATTGTAAATCTATTAGAAGAGTGGGAATTAATTGAACTTGTTGATAAAGATAAAGTCAAAGATTCCATGCCATTGAGCGGTTTAAAAATTATTAAATATAATGAAAAAGATAAGTGGGAACTGGTACCAAAATTTAATACTGGTTCTTTGAGAAAGTTTTTTAATTCATAAGGATGACAATGTACAATTTAACTTTAAGTATGATCGTAAAAAACGAAGCTCCAAATATTGAAAGATGCTTGGCTTCATGCGCACCATTTATTAATTATTATGTAATATGTGATACAGGTTCCACTGACAATACCAAGGAAATCATTAAAAAGTTTTTTGATGAAAAGGGTATTCCCGGTGAAATTTTAGACCATAAGTGGTCTGACTTTGGAACAAATCGTTCTATGGCCTTGGAAGCTTGCCTTGGTAAAACTAAATGGGTTATGATGATTGACGCCGATGATTTCCTTACTGGAACACTTCCTGTAGATAAGTTTGATGATTCTTTGGATGGATATGTTGTAAACATCAAGCGTGGAGAGTTTGCATGGCTTCGTGCACAGATTTTTAATGTTGCCAAAAAGAAATGGTGGTACGAAGAACCTCTTCACGAATATGCTATTTGTGAACAGCCAATGAATGTTAAGAAGTTGGATGGTGATTATAGTTGGGAAGTTCGCACGGAGGGTTGTCGTGCAAGAGCTTCTGCCAACGATGTCGAAAAGTATACTAAAGACTACTATACCCTTAAAGGTTATTTGGAAAAAGATCCAAATCAACCAAGAAAACAATTCTATGCTGCACAATCTGCATTTGACGCTAGAATGTATGAAGTAGCAGAACAAGAATACCTAAAGAGAATTGCTCTTGGGTCATGGCATGAAGAAGTATTCTTTTCTTGGATGCGGGTTGGAATGTGTCGTGAATTCCAAGGAAAGCCAGTAGAAGAAATTGCTGATGCATTTATGATGGCATTTGAAACTGCCCCAAATAGAGTTGAGCCTTTATACCATCTATCTTGCATTTATAGAAAATACAATAGACCAAGAAACGCATTCTTGATTGCATCTCTTGGCTTAAGTATTCCAATGCCAGAAAATGATATCTTGTTCGTAGACCGTGCAAATTATCTATGGGGTATTTACGATGAGATTGCAACTACAGCATATTATACTGGTAGACCACAAGTTGGTTTAGGTGCATGTGAAAAGTTGTTGAAAGAACCATATCTACCAAAAGAACATCGTGAGCGTGTAGAAAATAATTATAAAATTTATATGCAAGGATTGCAGCAAATGCAGCAAGCTATGGCAGAACAACAAAAAGAACAAGTTCAGAAAATTCTAAAGGAAGAAAATAAAACTACCTTAAAGATGAGTCCTGAGGCTGCAACTGTGAAACTTTGATACATTTTGGGACAACTAAATATAAGAGAAATAATAATAGCCTGTAATAGGGCTATTATCTTTTGGAGAACCTTAATGGCCGACAGTTTCGATCCAACAATCGTCAAAGGGGACACCCTAAGATGGCAAATCGCAATGACAGATTCCAGTGGTGCGACTTTAAATATAACTGGTGTTACATTAACTATTCAGGTTAGAAAATCTTATTATCCCGGCCCATCTTTATTTTCTGCTAGTTTAAATGTTACAGCAGGAAGTCAATTGTATACATTAAATGGAATTACGGGTGGTCTTTCGGCTACTGGTACAGGTGGCATAGTAAATGTTTGTGTTGGATCAACATATACTGCAAATTTTTCAGAATATTCTGGTGCGTTTTATGATTTACAAGGACAGCTTCCCAATGATGCTGGAGTCATAACATATCTTCGTGGAAAAATTAATGTTCTTCCAGAAGTCACCAATACATAAAATTTAAAGGAATATTATAATGTCTGATGTAAATGTATCGGTAAATTCATCTGTTTTACGAGTAGAAGTTGTTGAAAATGGTGGTAGAGATACTGGACCACAAGGGCCAGCTGGACCAGTTGGACCAGCAGGAACAGCAGCGGTTTTTGCAGGTACATTTAATACTGTAGGAGCATTGCAAGCACAATATCCAAATAATGGTACCGATTATAGTGCGTATTGGGTACTTGTTTATACTGATGGATTTAATAATCCGCCATACATTTATTATTGGAGATCGGTTTCGTTTGGATGGCAACAATCAAACGATCCTTTAATTCTTCCTTCCGGTCCAACAGGACCAGTTGGTGGTGGAACAGGTGGAACAGGTCCAACTGGTCCAACAGGTCCAATAGGAAATACTGGCGCAGGAGATACTGGACCACGGGGTTCGACTGGTATAACAGGTCCAACAGGAAATACCGGATATGGGTTTACAGGCCCAACTGGCCCAACGGGTATTCAAGGAGCAAGCGGAGATTTTTATAGATCAACATCTACAACAGGTATAACTTTAACTGGCTTGACTGGAGGAGATACTGTTTTCTTGACAGTCCCGTCTGGATTGGCATATAGTAAAGTTCAAAGCATTCTTGCAGCATATAGTATTACACAATATTTTAATGCTAGTGTATCTTCGTATTCTGGTACTGGATTAACATTAAGTGTAACAGGTGTATGTGGTTCTGGAATTTCTTTACAACCTTGGGATGTCAATCTAGCAGGTTCTGTAGGTCAAGCAGGTCCTCAAGGATCACAAGGAATAAAAGGCAATACTGGTGCAACTGGTGCAACAGGAGAAACGCCATCTCAATATGTTGTATCTTTGCGTGGCCTAACAGGAGTAATCGGACTTTCTGCTGGAACAGGAATTTCTTTTAATAATTCTGGAAATACGTTAACTATAACATCTACCGCAGTGTCTGGGGTGTCTACAGTAAATGGATTGAGTGGTACTGTATTGTTACCATATGTAGGCAGCGTACAAGGAAGAGCAGGATTGACTTCAATCAGTGCTATAGATCTTAATGGTGTTCAGAGCATACAATTATCTAATACAGGTGTAGTATCTTTGGCTGCAACATCACCAATTCAAGTCAGTGCAAGCACAGGAAGCATAACAATTTCGTCTAATGGTACGCGCAGAGTTGATGCTGGAACTGGTATTACTGTTAGCAATGGTGGTGTTGGAATTTGTTCTGTTGCAAATACTGGTGTACTGAGTTTTAACGGACAAACGGGATCAGTCCAAGGAGTCTCCACTTTCAATGGACAGACAGGAACTATTGAGGGGGTATCAACTTTCAACGGTAAAACTGGAACAGTTCAAGGAGTCTCAACTATAAATGGTTCTACGGGAACCGTATACGCAGTTTCATTGATTAATGGACTTTCTGGAACTGTAGGTCTATCTGGTGGAACTAATATAACAATTACACCTTCTGGCAATACTTTAATAATAAATTCTGTTGCATTAACAGGTGTTACTGGAGTTTTAAGTTATAATGGTCAGACTGGAGATGTTCAAGGTGTGTGTGGTATTACTGCTGGTTTTGGAATTTATGTTTCTGGAATTACTGGTGAGGTGACAATTACTAATACAGGTGTAACTGGTATATCAGCTTCATCTGGAATATCAATTTCTGGAACAACCGGATATGTCGTTTTAACAAATACCGGTATACGTGATATTCGCGGTGCTGGATCTGGAATCACAGTTGATACTTCAAATTCAAATTATGCATTAGTTGCAAACACCGGAGTTCTTTATGTAAATGGTTTGTCTGGATATGTTGGACTCGGCGCCGGAAGTAGTATTACCATTACACCTTCTGGCAATACCTTAATATTTGATGCAACAGCATTAGCAGGTATAACTACTGGATCTGGATATACTTGGTGGCAAGCACAATCTTTTGCTAAAGGTATTTCTACTGCTGGTATGACTTTAACCAGAGGTCTTACAGTAAATGGTTATATTAATTTAACCGGAGGTCTTACTGTATCCAGTGGTGTTATGGCTTTAAATTCTATAAATTTTAGAACAGATGGATCCGGCAATGCATCTTCAATTATTATTGGTACTCAGGCTAGTTTGGCTGCTGGCTGGGGTTCAAATAGTGTAGCTCTTGGAGCCAGAGCTTTAGAAAATGGATCTCCAAATGCTCAAGTGGCAATAGGCGCTCAAACTCTTAGATCAAGTAATGCTTCTGCAGCCAATAATACTGCTGTTGGAACACAAGTAATGAGTTCAGTAAGCAGTGGTCTAGACAATACTGCCGTGGGGCATTCTTCTTTATCTCAAATTACTATTGGATCACAAAATTCTGCTTTTGGAAGAAATAGTCTATGGCAATTATCTAGTAGTGTAAATAATAGTAATAATACTGCAGTTGGCTGGAATGTTGGATATATTTCAACTTCTGGTAGCAATCTTACAACTATAACAAACAGTGTTTTAATAGGATCTGATGTAAGAGCTACACAGAGCTCAACAAATGAAATTGTTATTGGTGCGTGTGCATATGGATTGGGTTCAAATACTAGTGTAATGGGTAGTACAAATACCACAAAGACAAGATTATATGGTCTTGTTGAAGGTATGGGTGGATTCTCAGGTGCGATCAGTGGTGGAGTTTCTATAAGCGCTCTGGCACCTACCGGAATAACCTCAGATATTATTGCAATAAGAAACAGTGGTTGGACTCTTGCAAAACCAAATGCAATATCAACACCACTACCGGTTATTGCAGCACTGTCATCTACTATAGGTGGATTTACCAGTTGGACTCATAAAAACTTTACATCTGAATTAGCAATTTCTTCAGGATTGGCACCGTTTGGTGCGGCTACAGGATACATAACACTTGGTGATGGAACTTTCATGGTTAGTAATATGGCAGCAATGGATGATTATGCATCTTCTGGACCCCCATGCATTAGTTCTACAACAATTATACAAGGTGTTGGCTTAACATATCCATCTCTAACTATTCCAAATATAGATACATATAATATAGGTGGAACTGTTCCCGGAGGATCAGCCTCTAATTGGTCTAGTTATTTGACAGGAAACAGTACATGGTACCACAGTGGCTGGGTATTAAAACTAAGTGGTATAACTAGTGGTGGTGTTGGAACTTCAGGTAATTATGGTAACGGAATACAACCTTCTTAATATATAATGTTCTTTGGTAAGAACAAAACATCCCTAAAACTAATAAAACAGCATCCACAAATGCTGTCGGGATGTGACTATCTGATAATAGAATCTGCTGCAGATCCAAAAATTATTAAAATAGGATCTGGAATATCAAAATTATATTTAAGAAGTCCAGATGGCGAAGAATATCTTTTGGAAGGTAACTTTAGCAAAATAAAAGATATGTTTGCTCTTTCCAAGACTTATGAAAATATGGATGGAAAACTTTTTAAAGTTATCCGTCCAGTTGCATCATTGATGCAAAATCAGATGTTAAAAGAAATTGCTCCTTGTCAGTATGATGAAAAAATTCAACTTGGCAATGGAATCAGTGAACATTATTTCATACAAAAAACATCTAATAAAGTTTTAAAGGTTTATGGTAACTCAAACCAGATCAAAAACTTGTTTGAAGAAGTTGTATTGCCAGCTCCAAAGCGAGTTGTAAAACCAGTTTAACAAACTAAGGTTGAAATATAGAAGTTAATATTTCAGGTGGTTCTAGTCCGATAATTGGTTCTACAATATTTACAGAAGCACCATCTGAAGAAGAACCCAATATTAATATACCCGGAGATCGTTGGTTTAATACAGATACTGGAATTTTATATACAGCCATAACAGGCGCATCAGGCTTTATTTGGGTTCAACTCTAACATAAATATTAAAAACAATGCCTATTGATTTTCCTCCAAATCCCTCTATTGGCTTAACGTATTCATACGGCGGTATTCTTTGGACTTATAATGGTACTGCATGGGATAAGACTACTGCATCAGGAAGCGGTAATACTGGTGCTACTGGTGCTACTGGTAACAATGGAACCAATGGAATAAATGGTAATACTGGTGCTACTGGTGCAACTGGATCTACTGGTCCTACTGGTGCAACTGGATCTACTGGTGCAACTGGATCTACTGGTCCTACTGGTGCAACTGGATCTACTGGTGCAACTGGATCTACTGGTCGAACTGGTGCAACTGGATCTACTGGTGCAACTGGATCTACTGGTGCAACTGGATCTACTGGTCGAACTGGTGCAACTGGATCTACTGGTGCAGGATATCTATCATTAAGTGGACAAGAAATAGAAATGAGTTCTCTTTCTGTTGGTGATTCTTTTAGTATACTTGTAATAGCAGCAACACCTCAGCCAGCGTATTCTATTGGTCAATCTTTAATTGTTTATGATTTTTTTGACCCAAATAATTATTTTACTGGAACTATTACAGATTGGGCTTCGGCAACTAATATTGTTACTTTAACTATAACAAAAATTGTTGGATCTGCAACAAGTACAAGTTGGATTTTAAATCTAGTTGGTCAAGAAGGTCCGCAAGGAAATACTGGTGCTACTGGACCCGTTGGTTCTTATGTAATTTCTTTTAATGGCCTTACAGGTGCTGTTCAAGGTGTTTCTGCTGCTATTGCAGGATCTGGTATTAGTCTGTCTGGTGCTACTGGTGCAGTAACATTTAGCAATTCAGGTGTTACTGGTATTAGAGGTGGAACAGGAATTTCTGTATCTTCCACTACAGGATATCCAACTATTGGTGTGACATTGGCATCAAGTCAGTCTTTTATAGGAGCAGATGTTAACTTAACAACTGCATCAACATGGTACAATGTTACAGGTCTAACATTAGATGTTGGAACATGGTTTGTTACTGGTAATCTTACTTGTCTCCGTGGTGGATCGGGTACAAGAGTATTTTCTATTCAATTAGTAGACACTACTCCAACCACATATGCTTCTGCGGCTCAGGGTTTGGCATCAGTATCAGGAAACTCAGTACAAATTGCTTGTTCAGCAATAATTACATTGGCTACATCAAAAAGAATAAATTTGCAAGGAATGACCAATACAACAGCTACAGATGTTGCCGCATATTTAGAACCTACATCGGGTGTTTCAAACGCAAGCGGAATAGTAGCCTTTCGTATTGCATAATATATATTTTATTAATTACTTGACTTTATTAGATATTATAATATAATATTTGTATGCTTTTAAAATATTTTAAAGATAATCCTTACATTCCAGATCCAAATTTTCAAACCAAGATGGCAGCATGTTTTGATCTTGCTGCATACATTCCAAAGAATGAAAAAATCAAAGTTTACTCTGGCAAAGAATGTATGGATGTTTCCCCAATCTATGACTCCGAGAAGGAAGACTCCTATGTCTGCCTGATGCCCGGAGAAAGGGCTCTAATTCGCACAGGATTGACTTTTAAGCTGCCCGATGGATATTCCCTCCGTCTACACCCTCGGTCAGGGATGGCCCTTAAATACGGTCTTACGCTGACAAATTGCGAAGGCGTTGTTGACGAGGATTATACCTACGAGACCAAACTTATTATGATGAATACCAATAGCAAGGATTCAATCAAAATTTATAATAAGGACCGTGTAGCACAGGCAGAATTGGTTGCATACTTTCAGCCAATTTTGGCAGAGATCTATGAAAAACCCGGTCTGAAGACAGACCGGGTTGGTGGGTTTGGATCTACTGGAATTAATTAAGCAGTATAGGTATTTCCTACAGTGAATCCTTGGGCAATACCGGATATTGCATTATTTCCAACTACTGTATTCCAATATCTGATATTTTGTAGATAGAATGCACCGCCAGTACCGAGTCTGGTTACACTTAATTGGTCTACGGGGGGTAGAGTGTTTCCAGTTATTGTGAATCCGGTAACTCCATAGGTGTTCATTGCCATTGCACCTGATGCACCGCAATAACCAACTACAAAGGTGAATGTTCCAGAACTTAATCCTGCTGGAGTTAGTGTATAATTGAAACTTGCTCCCGAAACACCAAAATAATTGGTATATGTATTTCCACCAACATAGTCTACGATGGCAATGTTTGGGCTGGTAGGTCCGGTTGGTCCCAAGACAAGATATGATCTTGGATAATATGGATCGCCCTTGGTATAGGTGAGACTGATGGTGGATTGATATGGGTTATAGAATGAGGTGAATGATGCTCCGCTGATATTAAATAAATCCGCTGGACGAGTTGTGGCTGCACCACCACCAGTTGGAATTTTTATATATGAAGAAGGTCTTCTTGGAACAACATTGTTACCTAAAGCATCAGTATAATTAAAGACTCTTTCGCATTGTGGTCCCCACACAAAAATATAACCATTTGAATTAGTTTGAGTTATTCCGGGTGCAAATCCAACTCTTAAAGTAGTATCTGCAGCTGGCTTTTGGAAGGTCATACTACATCTATAGTAGTTATAACCTGTTCCACCTGTTGTGTATCCTTCTATAAACGATGCTGCCATAGAATATCCAGAACCTACTAAACCTGAAGTTTCTAGAGCACCTGTAACAAGATTGAATGAAGAATATGCATAATTGGTTAATGTAGAATCACCGGCATACATTCTAATATAATTTTGTCCAGCAAAACCTAATCCAGATAGTGTATATCCATTTTTAGCCCAAATGCTAAGATTATAATAAGTACTACCAGACTCTGCAGTAATTGTCCTACTTCTAATTGCAGTAGAATTTGAAGAACCGTCACCAGCAACAACAGCGTTTCCATCATTTGCAGCAGTATTTATAATACCACTTGGAGATCTTGTAATATTTGTATTTTCTGGTCCTCCTGCACCATTTTCATCTGCGGAATTGATATTAGCTCCACCGCCAGCCAAAAATGTATTTGACCATGCAGGTATAGCATTTATATTTGTTCCAATTACAATATTTGTAGAAGCCGGTTCAATTAACAAACCTTTAAGTTGTCCAGTTATACTATCATATTCAAATTTTGGAGCAGTTACTCCAGAAGGATTTGTAATATAACCACATGAACCAACAAACGAACCATAAGTTGAACCTCTGGAAAGAGTAGCATAGCTTCCAAGAGTTAGAGTGGTATAATCAAATAGAGTTGCGGATACATTAGGAATAAAATAAGAAACACCAGTAGCAGTAATTATTGTGGTATCACCTCCACCTTCAAGAGTGTCGTAGTCCATCATACTGGCAAATTCGTCTTGAAACGAAATATTGCTCAATGCCATTCCATTGTTGACGTTAATCCACATATTAAAATTGTCATCCCAACGGAATGGTCCCATTGGAGTGTTTACAAGTCTTCCTCCATAACCAGAACTGTTTTGTCCTTGCATGGCACTGAAGAATGTATTCATCGATTGTTTTACGCCCATTTGATATCCTTATGTGTGTTTCTGTACTATATTTATATTAAATCTTTGGCTCTTCGACGGGCACAGAAGTAATATTTTTTGATACTGAAGTTGAATTTGGCTCTTCTTCAAGGCAATTTATGGGTTTTTTTATCAAATTTCTATATCCCCACATCAATCCAATAATAGCAATAGGACAATACCAAAACAACCATCCATATGATGCTTTTGTAGTTCCCGATTGAGCAATTTGATCTTTAATCTGCAACATTATTACATTATCAGCTGTTGTGTCTGGTACGATGACAGGAGTATTAGAGCATCCAGCAAGAATAATTGTCAAAAGAAGTGGTTTTAAAATTTTCATATTAGTGCTCCTATTACTTGTTGTTTGCGGCAGAGGTTCCAAAATAGAATCCAACAATGCTCAAAAGAACTTCTCTATTTTCTGATGTCCAGAAAAACCCATTAATTTCTACAAATGCTTTTTTAGCAGTTGCGGGAATCAATCCAAACAAAAATTCTGGATTCTTTACATCAACTTCAACAAAGGTTGGAACTCCAAAGAATGGAAGAATAAATGGGGCAGCAAAAGCTCCAAACAATACTGTGAGTACAATTATTTGTCTTACAACTCTTCCAGTATCAAGGGGAACTCTTTGAGCGGCTTGGTTTTGATTGTCTGTAGTTTGTTTATTAGATTGTATTAATTGTTGAAATAATTCTTTTTGGTCTGCACTTTTTTGTGCAAGATACTTAAAAAGAAATCCAGTAAACCCACCACCAACTAAACTAATTAACTCGGCTGAAAACATAATTTACCTCAATTCTTTTGATGTGAAAGTTGTAATTCTATGGAGTTGCGAATAGATTCAAAGTGATCCATTATGTTGTGCTCGGCTACTTCTGGTTTAAAATCTTTGTGCCATTGTAGCAATATAAATCCAACATTGATTCCTTTATTTTTTAAAGGAAGGCAAGCATAATGTGAAACATTTTCATCTTCAAAGAAATGTTTTGCATAACTTTCCGACATTGCCTCAACGGAAAATATCAATGGTTTATTGTCCACCACTCTGTTCAACAGTGGAATAAAGAGAGAGCAAAGAACATTTTTAAATTTATTTACTTGTGAGATATATCCACGGTGGGAAGACTCATGAGTTATTGAAAACTTGCGCATGGATATGCCATCCATAAAATATTCTCCATTATGAAATTGAAGAATTGTTGCGCGCATGGCAGTACCAGTTAATCTTATTTCTGTGAGCAGTTCATGGATTTCAGTATGGATTTCATTAAAATTATCAACTTTATTATTATTAAACTTTAAAAATTTTTTAAGTCCGTAGCCAAATCCCAATAATCCTGCTACTGAATAAGTTGAAAGTTCAAATATTTTAGAATAATCCATTTAAACAACTCCGTGTATTAATATTTATATTTGACACGACCCCATTTAGGTGTATAGTTGACATCTATGATGACAAGAGAACAATTATTTAAATTACACGAAGAAATTTGCAAGGAAGCCATCGAACTCATGCGTAAAAAGAACAATGACTACGCATCTGGCGCAGATCCTTTTATGAATTTCCGAAGAGCGGAATATTTAGGTTTTGCAACGGCAGAACTTGGTGTTCTTATTCGCATGACCGACAAGATGTCAAGAATCTCCACTTATTTGAATAAGGGAGAACTTTCATTGCAGAATGAGAGTGTTTATGATGCAATTGTTGACCTAATTAATTACAGTGTTATACTTGCAGGGCTTCTCAAAGATAGAGAACCCAAGAAAGACTAATGAAATTTTATACTGCCTGTGCTTTGAAGGGAAACAAGGTTCTTGTTCGTGGTTATGACAATGGTGTTCGGTTTACCGACACCATTGCTTATAAGCCATCCCTATACATTAAATCTGATAGCCAATCCAAGTACAGGACTATCAACAACGTCAACGTCAAACGCATGAAGTTTGACACGTTGTATGATTGCCGCCAATTTCTAGACCAATACAGGGATCTCGATGATTGCCCGATTTATGGAAACACTGATTTCGTCACTCAATATCTCATGGAGACTTATCCGACTGAGGTGGAATACGATCTTTCCAAGATCAAAGTAGCCTACTTAGACTTGGAATGTGAGACTGAGGGAGGCTTCCCAGACCTAGACAATCCCAATGAACGAATCAACCTTGTGACGATTCGTATCTGTGGTGTCAACTATGTTCTTACTATGAAGCCACTCACCTTACCAGACTGCAAGGTGGTTATGGTTACTTCAGAGAAGGAACTGATCAAGAAAATCTTTGATATCCTTGCTAAAGAAGATATAGATATTCTTACCGGGTGGAACATCAAACTCTTCGATATGCCCTATATAATAGGTAGGGCAAAGCTTTTCTTTGAGGAAAAAGAGATTCAGAGTTGGATGCCGTTTGGTTTGATGAAGATGCGTGAGACTAATATCGGTGGCAAGGATTACAAACTCTTTGAGTTTCCCGGCTACACGATCCTAGACTACATGGATCTTTACAAGAAGTTCAGGCTTGTTCCCAGAGAAAGTTACGCTCTTAACTTTATTGCAAAGGCGGAACTAAATGCTCAAAAACTGGATTACAGCGAGTATGGATCTTTGCGGGAGTTCTATACGAAAGATTTTCAAAGGTTTGCGGAGTATAACGTCCAAGATGTCGTGCTGGTTGAACAGCTTGACAATAAGCTCCGACTGATCGACTTGGCAATCTCCATTGCCTATGAGGCAAAGATCACATTTGATACGGTCTTCTTCGCCACTCGGATTTGGGAGACCATTTGCTGTGACTATCTTGCCAAACAATTCATTGTTCCACCTCTAAAGACCAAGTATGCAAAGGATGAGCAGTTTGTCGGTGCATATGTAAAAGAAGTTACACCGGGACTCTACAAGAATATTGTAAGTTTTGACGCAACCAGTCTATATCCATCGATCATTATGTCATGGAACATTTCTCCTGAAACTTGTATCCACAAGGATTCATCACTGAATGCTGATGACTTTCTTCGTAGCAAACGTAAGGAAATTCCAGAGATCATTGAGGATGCTGAAAGCCAAGATTCTTGTGTTGCTTGCAATGGTTCTTTCTTCACTCGTAAAATCAAGGGCTTCATTCCAATCTTGATTGAGACCACTTTCAATCAGCGCAAAGAAGCCAAGAACAAGATGATGGAACTAAAGAAAGAGTACGAGGAGACCAAGAACAAGGATCTTCTTCCTCGTATTTCTGCTCTAGATATTCGTCAGACCGTAAAGAAGATTTTGGCAAACAGCCTTTATGGTTGTCTTGGTAATCCTGCATTTACATATTCATCTCCTGAACTGGCTACGGCAGTTACCGTAACTGGACAGGTGATTATTCGTACCGCTGAGAATTCCATGAATGACTATATCAACAAGGTCATGAAGAATGAAGAACCCAAAGATTATGTTATTGCAGTCGATACGGATTCGGTCTATTTGAATCTTGATGAAGTTATCACAAAGGTTTCAAGCAAGACTCCGATTGAAGATATCACTTCTTTTGTAGATGACATTTGTGAAAATAATATTCAGAAGCAACTAAACAAGGTCATGAAAGATCTGACTGGTATGTTGGGCTGCAAGAACAACAAGATTTCTTTCAAGCGTGAAGCCATTGCTTCTGCAGGAATGTTTGTTGCCAAGAAGCGATATGCATTGCTTGTGCACGACAACGAAGGAATTAGATATGCCGAACCTCAATTGAAGATCATGGGATTGGAGACAGCAAGGAGCAGCACTCCTGCAGTCGTCCGAGATAAGTTGAAGGACTGCATCATGATCATCCTGACCAAGACCCCCGAGGAGTTACGCGACTTTGTGAATATATTCTCTGATGAATTTATGAAGATGCCTATAGAAGATGTCGCTGCTCCTCGGGGTGTCAAGGGTATCAGTAAGTATACTGATTCCTCTGACATTTATAAGTCTGGTACTCCTATTGCCACCAAGGCTGCATTGTTGCACAATGCATACACCAAGAAGATAAAGTTGGACAAGGAGATTCCACCCATCAAGGAAAATGACAAGATTAAGTTTGTGTTTGTTCGTGTTCCAAATCCTTATGGTATGGGTGGCAGAGATGCCGTCATGGGATTCATTGGAAAACCTCCTGCACAATTTAATCTTGAAAAATACATTGATCGTAAGAAGCAGTTTGACAAAACATTTGGTGAACCTCTAGATAATATTTTGCAAGCAATCAAATGGTCAATAAATGAACAAGTGACACTTGAATCCTTCTTTGGTTGAGGTATAATACACATATGGGTGAAATTAAATATACACAAAGTCGGCAATTGACTAAACAAGATATTAATTTTGATAAACATCTTGAAGAAATGAAACCTAAAAAATATTATGCAAAGCAAACACATATAGATTTTGAAGTTTTAAAACTAAAAGATACAATAATAAAACAATTGCAAGAAGAAAATGCTGCTTTGAAGGAAGAGATTGCAGATCTCAAGATAGATCTCAAGACTTTCATTGAAATGGAAAATTAAAAAATGGTAAAGAGATTTAAATCTAGATACGGTGATGTACGAATTCTAACACTTCTTGAAGATGGATCTTACAAGGTTGAAGGTCGAACTCTGTATACTCGCCATGGTGACGGGCTATTTGATTTTGAAGGTGGCCCATGCTATATGGTTGGCGATAGACTACTTGACGTTGATGATGACGTAATCATTGAATCCTTAACAATTGATAAAAGCGTAGACAAAGAAGATTACGCTGCTGTTATTATTAATACAAGAAAGGCCAAACGTGGCAAGTCCAAAATCTAAAAAGAATAAGATGCCCAAGTTGCTCAGATATCGTCGTCTATATGATGTTCTCACAGAATCCGAAGCGGATTTTAAGAGCCGCATCACTGGAATGCCTGTATATCTTTTATTAAGCGAACATAGGTTGATTAGTGAGCAATATGGTGTAGAATCATTCAAAGCAAATGATCATTTGACAGATAGAATATCTCTTATCTATGATAGACTGTCTCTGGTTCAAAAAGAAATCATGCAGACCTTTCACAACATGAATGATCAATTGATGATATCCGATTATTATGCCGATCAGGCATACGCACAGAAAGAAAAGGAAAAGAATGTCGAAGTATCTACAAAATCTACTAAGTAAAATTAACAACCCAGATGCATCAATCGTTGCTGATGGCATCGATGGTGCAGACGTAACTGGATTTATTGACACGGGCTCTTATGTATTGAATGCTCTGCTGTCTGGCTCTATATATGGTGGGCTTCCCAATAACAAGATTTCTTGTCTTGCTGGAGATCCCGCAACTGGAAAGACTTTTTATGCAATTGGAATGGCTACGCAGTTCCTTAAAGACCACAAAGATGGGCTTGTCATGTACTTTGACACTGAGCAAGCAGTCACTTCAGACATGTTTGAATCCAGAGGGATTGACACCAAAAGAATTGCGGTCATTCCTGTTGCAACAATCGAAGAGTTCAGGACACAGGCTCTCCAGATCGTCAATGAAGTTAATGAAACACCTGAAGAGGAACGCAAGCCAATCTTTATGGTTCTTGATTCTCTGGGAATGTTATCGACAAAGAAGGAAATGAGCGACACGGCTGAAGGCAAGGATGTTCGTGACATGACCAAGGCTCAAGTCACTAAGGGTGCTTTCCGTGTTCTTACAATTAAGCTCGGTAAAGCAAAGATTCCTCTTCTTCTTACCAACCACACTTACCAAGTAATTGGTTCTTACGTTCCTACTAAGGATCTAAGCGGTGGTGTTGGTCTTAAGTATGCAGCCAGCAATATCATCATGCTTTCCAAGAGCAAGGACAAGACAGAAGAAGGCGTAGTTGGAAACTTTATCAAGTGCACCAATTATAAGAATCGATTTGTCAAGGAAAACATGCATGTAGAGACTCGCTTGAACTATACTTCAGGTCTTAGCCGTTACTATGGCTTGACTGAGTTTGCAATCAAGTATGGTATCTTCAAGAAGGTATCTACCCGTGTAGAACTTCCAGATGGCAGCAAGGTATTTGAGAAGAACATTGATGAAGATCCAGAGAAGTACTTCACCAAGGATATCCTAGATAAATTGGACGCACAGATTCAAAAGGAATTCAAGTATGGCCAAGGCTCCGAAGTATAAATTTTTACAAGAAGCATCAGTAGACATTACACAAACTTGTCCAATTCAAATACTTGAAGGAAAGTTTTCGGGTATTGTCTACCGATATGGACAAATTTCTTTTAAAGAAACTGATAGTGGAGATTTAAATGTGATAATGGATATTCAAATGATTACAGCACCAAAAGAATTTGACCAACAGGATAAAGATTTTACAGATGTTGCTGGTGAAATATTTGTAGATATTGTTGAAAGTCAAGTAGAAGCAGAGCCAAACGATCTTGAAGCAGATGTTCATGAAGATCCTCTGGACAAACCCTAAATCAGTGATACAATAAAAACATGGAAACAGTTATTCTAAAGAACTTGGTCCTAAATGAGGACTATGCTCGCAAAGTTGTCCCATTCCTTCAAGATGAATACTTTCACGATAAGGCCGAGAAGACGGTCTTCAATATCGTAAGTAAGTTCATTCTAAAGTACAACAACATTCCAACCAAGGATGCTATTCTTATCTCTCTAGGAGATGAGAAGGGTCTTGGAGAAATGGAATTCAAGAAGTGCTCGTCTATTGCAGACGAAATGTACAAGGAAGGTGAGAAGTCAGATACAAACTGGCTTGTTGAGAATACCGAAAAGTTTTGCAAAGAAAAGGCCATCTACAATGGTATCATGGCCTCTATTGGTATCATTGAAGGCAAAGATAAGGAGCAAACGCAAAATGCAATTCCTGAGATTATGTCTAAAGCCCTTTCAGTATCCTTTGATACAAGAGTTGGGCATGATTTTCTTGAAGATGTGGATGAGCGTTATGAATATTATCACCGCGTCGAAGAGAGGACTCCGTTCGATCTGGAAATGTTTAACATCATTACCAGAGGTGGTGTACGTAAGAAGACGCTAAATGTTGTAATGGCAGCATCTGGTGTTGGTAAGAGTGCGTTCCTCTGCCATCACGCAGCAGCCTGCCTATCACAAAACATGAATGTTTTGTACATCACGCTTGAAATGGCTGAAGAGGAAATCGCCAAGCGTATTGATGCCAATCTTCTGGATACAGACATGCATGTCCTTGAGCAGATGCCTCTCAAGCAGTATGAGAGCAAGGTTGACAATCTTAAGCGCACCTGCCGTGGTAAACTGATCATCAAGGAATACCCCACTGCTGCTGCAAACGTTACTCACTTCAGAGTGCTCATGGAAGAACTGAAGATCAAGAAGAAGTTTGTACCCGATGTCATCTTTGTAGATTATCTGAACATCTGCTCATGTGCTCGTTTCAAGATGGGCAACGGCATGAATAGTTACACCTATGTCAAAGGCATTGCAGAAGAACTTCGTGGTATTGCCAAGCAGTTCAATGTTCCTCTCTGGACGGCTACTCAGGTAAACCGTGAAGGTGCTAAGAGCAGCGACATGGAGATGACCGATACCTCTGAAAGCTTTGGTCTACCTCAGACTGCAGACTTCTTCTTTGCTCTGATTGAGAATGAAGAACTTGCTGAAGCCGGCCAACTGGTCGTCAAGCAACTAAAGAATCGTGGCAATGATACCACTAAGAACCGCAAGTTCCTTATTGGCGTAAACAAGTCCAAGATGAAATTCTACGATGTTGACAACTCCAGCAATAATCTTGTTGAAGCCAATAACACCGGTGAAGAAGGATTTGGTTCAGGTTCAGATCCGATTGCGTTTGATCCAAAATTTGGTAAGAAGAAGAACAAGGCAGTCAACTGGACTTTTGAAGACGCTGCAAAATGAGCATATATATTGATAAGAAATATGTGAACATGGTTTCTGGAGCCCTTCAGAAGTTTAAGTGGAAGAAAGATAACCTAGCCACCTGCAGATGTTTCGCATGTGGTGACTCAAAGAAAAATAGATCCAAGACAAGGGGATATTTCTTTGAGAATAAGGGAAAATATGTTTACAAATGTCACAATTGCGGTATTGCTTGTAATCTATATTCTGTTCTTGAAAGTGTCAGCCCATCTCTCTGCAAGGAGTATGCGTTCGAAAACTTCAAGGACAAAAATCCAGAGCCGATTGAACGAGAGGAAACAGTTGTGCGTCAGCCTATGTTCACGAATCTCGGAACCCGGCTTGACTTGCTCGACCCAACTCATAAGGCAGTAAAGTATGTTGAATCTAGAGAAATTCCGAAAGAAAAGTATAGTAACTTTTATTACTGCTCTGATTTCAGTCGGATCATGGCGGATTTTGACCGTGAAGGGACCAAGGAAGACAGACTCGTCATACCGTTCTATGACGAGGATGGGTCACTACTTGGCGTACAGGGGAGATCCTTTGAAGAAAAGAAAGACTCCATTCGATACATCACGCTCAAGAAAGACGGCGAAGAACGGCTTTGGTACAACCTAGATAAAGTAGACCCTCGGGAAACTGTATATGTTACTGAGGGTCCGATTGACTCCATGTTCATTCCAAATGGAGTGGCTATGCAAGGTGCTGGTTGGCTTGATACTATGCCCGCTAAGATTGCAAAGTCAAAGATTGTGTTTGTGTTTGACAATGAGCCTAGAAACTTTGAAATTGTCAACTTGATTGGTAGATATATTGACGCCGGACGAAATGTAGTAATCTGGCCCGATGAAATAGAAAAGAAAGATGTCAATGACATGGTAAAGGT